CAGACGGTGGCGACCTTCACCCACGTGATCAGCTCGGAGCCCATGTCGTCGCGCGACACCCCGGGGCGCTCGACCACCAGGCGGGCGTTGAGCTGGCCGGCCCTCACGCCGACCCCACTCGCGCAAACCGCCAACGAATTCCGGCCATTGTCAAGTCTCTCCGCTCAAGATTTCAATTAATTGCACGACGCGCGCCGGCGAACTACTGTGCGAAATCACACCCCGCTAAAACGCGCGTAAAGGCCCGCCAAGCGATTTTTCGCTTTGGCCCCACAACCCCCTTACCCACCTCGCGAAAACTCAGCTATCGAAGACGTTTTTCTCAATTAAATCAATAGCTTAGAAGTGCACCGCTTAAATATTGTGCAAAAGCTGAGGTCTATTAAATCCGCGCGCCGATATTTTTGGCGTGAACTAATTCGAGCCGCCGAGGATAGATATTATTTTTGCGCCCTGGCCGCCGGAGCCGATTACTCCGGTCTAATTCAGGTCGGCGTTTATAGCTGCAATTCATCGACAGATTCCGCCTACCGCCAACCCGCGGACTTAGCTGAAATCAACCGATTGGCACCGCCTACGGTGCCTGGCCCGCGCATAGGCCAGACGAATTGCCTAGTCGCCGCCTACCGCCAGGCCGCGAGGATCGGAAAACCCGATCGATTGCCCTTGCCTACCGCCGCGGCCGGCGCGTAGAGGTTGCTGATGGACCGCCGGCGGGCGTCAGGCCATCGCCGATTCGAGCCGGTAGGGCCGCAAGAGCGCGACGGCGCCCAGCGGCACCTCGGTCAGCGCGACGTCGGTCGTGTTCTCGCGGTTTTCGTACAGGTGCCCGAGCACCAGCAGCATCGCCATCTTGATCGGCACGGGCAGCGGGGCCGGGTTGGGCGAGTCGCCGGGCGCGCTGTAGCCGGCGGCGTAGCGCACGCGCACGGCCGCCATCTGCTGCTGCGCCACCGGCCAGGTCGCGCCCACCGCGGGCAGCACGCGCGCCGGCTCCTCGTGGGTGTCGAACTGGACGTCGGTCAAGGTCTGCTCGACGCCCGCGGCGTCCACGTAGGTGACGCTCTCCAGCGCGACGACCGGGCCGCCCGGAAGCCGGATCGGCATCGCGCAGCCCCCGTCGACCAGGTGGTACGCATGGGCGAGCCAGCCCGTGAAGCGATGCCTGCTGCGCTGGTGGTGCGGGAAGTCATCGAGCGCCAGCTCCAGCACGCACGGGACGATGCAGCGGCCGGTGAACTTCTCGACCCATTCGCGCGCGGCCGTGATCTGTCCCAGGATCAGCGGATCGTCGGGGTGCACCGGCGGGCTGTCGTAGACATCGAGCCGCAGGTGCAGGTGCGCCTCTTCGAGCGTGATCGGCTCGGTGGTCGGGTAGGTGATGATCTTGGGGTTGCTCATGGCTTTCAGCCTGTTGCGGTGGACGAGGCGCGCAGCGCCGCGCGCCACTCCTCGGCCATCGGCGCGCGCGCGTGCTCGGGGAACGCCGGGATGCCCGCGGTGAAATGCAGCAGCTTCGCGTCGACGTTCTCGCCGTCCTCATCGCAGAGCCAGTTCCACTCCTTGGGCAACGACCCGATGCGCTCGGCCGGGATGAACCGCAGCTGCAGCAGGTCCAGCGCATTCGACTCGGCCACGAACTCCGGCGTCACGTGGCGCCAGGCGTAGTGCGAGCAATTGATCAGCATCACGCTGGCCCACTGCTTGCGCTCATAGTCCGGGTTGTCGCACTCCATCGGCGTGCCGAGGTACTTGCGCGGGTGCCGCGTGCGGTACGCGTGCTTGACCACCCGCACCGCATCGTTGTGATAGACCAGGTCGAACAGCTCGCTGATGTCGGCACGGCACAGCATGTCGGCGCCATCGACGAACACCGCCCAGCCGCGGTAGTCGAGCATCCACGGCACCAGGAAGCGCCGGAACGTGAACGCGTTGCTGCCCTGCTTGACGCCGGCCGTGGCCAGACGCGTGATCGGCGTCAACGCAAGCGGCTGCGTCGCGCGCGCGATCACCGAGTGCATGAACGCGGTGGTTCCGGCCTCCGCGCGCTCGTCGTGGCCGAAAAAGACGTGCAGCATGCGAGCGCTCAGGGCAGGCGCGCCACCATGCGCATGTCGCGGTGCAGGCGCCCGGCCGGATGGTGCTGCGTGGGCTCCTCGCGGATCTTCTCGAACCCGTGTTCGGCCAAGATCGCACGCAGCGAATCAGGCGTCCAGCCCCAGCGGTGGCACATGAACGGGTCGCGCATGCGCGGATCGCCGTACAGGCCCCACATTCCCGCCTGGTCGGGGTGCTTGCCCGCGCCCGTGAAGCCGCTGAGGATGTTCTCGCAGCACTTGGCCAGGTTGGGCAGCTCCAGCACTAGCAGGCCGCCAGGCAGGAGCATGCGCTTCCACTCTTCGAGCAGCGCATCGCAATCCCACCGGTGGAAGTGCTCGAACCCATGGATGCACATGATCTCCACGGCGCACGCGTCGGGCAGGGGCACCTTCAGCGCGTCGCACAGGATGTCGGGCGCCAGCGCGCCCTCGCTCGCGACGATGTCGATGTTCGTCCAACCCGCCAGCACGCGCCCGCCGCAGCAGACGTTCAACTTCAGCCTCATCCGAGCCCCTTGATGAATTGCCAGGCCTCCGGCGCTTCGCCCGGCTGCCACTGAAACCACGAGACGCGCTGCAGGAAGTCCAGCCGGTTGGCGCGCGTGAACTCGCGCGCCGCGAGCCACTGCGCTGCGCCGTCCTCGACCTCGATGGGCACGCCCGCCACCGCGGCGTCGATCGCCACGTTCGAGTGCCTGCAGACCACCAGCGAGGCGCCGTGCAACAGCTGCGCGATCGGCGTCGTGACGTCGCGATCGCAGCTCAGCCTCACGAACTCCTGCTTCGGCTTGGGGCGATGGAGAATCCGCCGCCCAGGAAACCGCTCCTGCAGCTCGGCCAGCTTGCGGCCCTCCCAATCGCTGGCCTTGAGGTACTCGCGCGACTTGCGCCCGAGGCCCACGAGCACGATGGGGCCGGCCGGGTCCGCCTCATCGCGCAGCGCCAGGTCATGGCGCGCCCAGCGCGCCGCGTCGGCCGGCGCGCGATCGAGCAGGTGCTGCGGGTGGTCCCGGTCGACCGAGACCCGCGTGTAGCCGAGCCCATCCTTGGCCTTGCCGAAGTAGCCCAGATCGAGCAGCGCTGCATGGCCGCCGCGGAGCACCTGCCGACGACGCGCGTCGTCGTGCGCTCCGTAGCCCACGCCGTACAGCACGAGCCAGTCGCTTCGACCCTCGTAGCGGCTGGTCAGCCGCACCGCGTCGCCGCACTGGACCGCCGCCTTCCTGAGCGCGTCGAGCATCGGCACGGCCGCCGGCGACGGCGGCTTGACGCTCAGGATCTCGACAGTCCGTTTAGCCACGCCGAGTAGGCCCTCGCGATGTCGTCCAGGCGCGGCGCCGCCAGCTGAAGCTGGCCGGCAATGCGCAGGCGGGTGTCGTGCTCGATGAGCGAGTCGAACGCGGCGTCCATCTCGGCGGGCGTGTCCGCCCAGCGCTCGGCGCCGCACGCGGTCTCGATGTAGCCCATCTCGCGGTTCAGCACGCAGGGCGTTCCGCTGCCCTGGGCATTGGCCGCCTTCACGCCCGACTTCCAGGTCCGCGGGGCGTAGCCGATCGGCTCGCGCACGGCCACCACGATGTCCAGCTCGGCCAGCTCGACCGGGTTGACCACGAAGCGCCAGCCGCGCGCGCGGCACGTCGCTTCGAGCCCCGCGGCCCACGAGCCCAGGTACTGCACGCCGCCCTGATAGCCCACGGCTCGCACACGCTCGCGGATCGGATTCACGCGCTGGCCAGGCCGGGCGTGGTGAGGCAGCACCAGCACGGGAAGCCCGAACTCCTGGCAGTCCAGGCCCATCGCCTCGGTGGCCGCGACCAGGGCGACCGGCCGGATGTGCTTGACCTGCAGGCGCAGCCACGCCAGGCAGGCCGACTTGTCCCAGGTGTTGCCCAGCGGCTGCGGCCAGCTGTCGACGATGTCCCAGACGATGGGCATCTTGGCTAGCCGCAGGCAGGTCAGCAGGTCAGGCGTCGCGCGTTTGACCAGCACCGCCAGGTCGAAGCGCCCAAGGTGGCGCGCATCCGGGATCACGTTCGCGCCCAGCGCGTGGCCGAGCTGCTCGCCGCGAATGGACCAGCTGCCGGAGGTTCCCCGTCCGGTGAAGAGAAGACGCGAGGGATTCATCGCAGCAGCCGGTAGAGCGCCTCGCCGCTGCGGATCTCGTCGAGCGTCCATTGCGCCCAGGCCATTCGGCAAAACATTGCCAAGCGCGCCGCGTCGTCGCGCCGCGGTTCCTGCTTGCCGAATTCGGACAGCGGCAGCGCGGCGCCCGCGCCAATCCAGGTCGGGCAGTCGTAGAACACCGGCACGCCGCGCATCAGCGCGAGCAGCGCTGCTCCACTATTCCACGT